TATTTGCCGATAGCCATATCAGAACTAAAGATGCTATCGAGGGTGTCATCAACATCAACAAGAACACAGCTAGCAAATTGTCGAAGTGGAGTTCGCACTCCCGCCATGATAGGTGTGGGAATGTTGATTTTGTGTTTGGAGATTGCGTCATAGTACCTCTTAACGTATGACATTCTGGTTTCTTTTGGATACTCTGCAAAGATTGTCAGAGCAATCATCATGTACATGAACTGGGGAGTTTCATACACTTTTCCTGTGCTTCTATCCTGCACAAGATACTTGTCAACGACTTGACGTAGACCCGCATAAGTGAACAGATAGTCACGGTGATGATCAATAAAGGAATTAGCTTTATTGATTTCTTCCTTAGAGTATTTAACAAAAATCTCTTTGTCATAAACTTCTGCATTAGTGCAGTTAATAATATGATCTTCTAGATGAGGGAAATCCCTAATCATTTCATACAAAGACTTCCTTACGGCAAACAGAAGTAACCTTGAAGCCACGTATTGATAGTTTGGGTGGTCTAAATCTATCAAATCAGAAGCAGAACGAATTAGAATCTCTTGAATCTCCGCTGTGGAAATGCCATCGTAAAACTGAATACCTGATTTCATTTCCACTTGACTTGCAGAAACTCCAGCAAGTCCCTTACATGCTTCATCTACCATGATGTGCATTTTATCAAGATCAAGTGCTTCAACTCGACCGTTTCTTTTAACTACTTTTGTTCCGTTGCTCATATTTTTTTCCAAGTTGTAAACTTAAGTTTTGCTTGTAGTCCCGAATAAGTATTTGATTCTATCACAGATTCGACATCAAGTCCAGAAAGAACCATGTCATTGATATCCTTTTGAGTTATTGACGAAGGCCAGATGACAACTTTTTGTCCAGTCTCGATAACACGGGAGATTCTTGATAAGATTTCTCTATTACGTGGTTCGTTATCATAAATCCAAACAGGATTGCTAATCCCCCACTTACTAATATCAGCGTCAGCTCCGCACATAGCAATCGCATTGCGAATGAAAGTGCTGTCGAATGGTCCTTCTGTAACATAGACTGGAGCATCTGTTCTGATGTTATCGAGTCCGTAGATTTTTGGTACGTCATCATTAAACATCACAGTGATATATTTAACAGAGTTTGAACTTAGGGATCTTCCCTGAACTCCAATTAAGTCTTCATTATAAAACAAAGGTATGATAATTCTAGGTTCATCATACTTCACATTCTCAAATTTTTTGGGTACTATGGTATTAACCCAAGTCATAAACTTCTCAGCGTAATAAAAGGTATCTGGATTTATCTTTCTTTTTTCTAGATAATCTTTCGCCTGTTCGTTTTCAGATGCTTTTGGTAGATTTAACTTTTTCACATCTTTGGATTTTTCACGTCGAGTGGAAAAGTCAGGTTTCTGAAAATTGAAGTTAGGTTCTTCTGTGACAAAGTTTTTACCAGTTTTACCTTCTTTAAACTTATCAAAAGTATATTGCTTATGGAGATCTAAGTCAACGTCCTTTAGAAAGTTGTTAAATGAAATATTGATACCACAGTTGTGGCATTTGAAGTTAGTATTATTCTTTACTTGATAAAGATACCCTCTCGCTCTATTTTTATTTTTCTTTGAATCTCCGCAAATAGGACATCTAAAGTTGTATAGAGTATTTTTAACTTTTTTAAACTTTGTCAGTTTTGATGACAAAATACTGATGTATTTGGTGTCAACAAAATCCATGAAAAAACTACTACGACTTCCTTACTATACTAGCACTTGAGGAGGGACTTGTCAAAGCATCTGGGATTAGGTTTGAAATGAATCCAGTTGTTAGAGATCCTAAAATGATGCTCGCAACCACAAGGACTCCTCCTACTTGCCATCTAAACTTTGATAGATCCTGAATCTTTGTATCCAAACTTTCAATCTTTTGTTCTACTTCCCCATATTCTGCACTGTTTCTTTCTTTTATGTCTTCAATCATCTTCAATATGATTGAATACGTTTTATCTCCTTCAGAAATTTTTGCTTCATGTCTTTCCAAAATAATAGCAATCTTATTACTATTATCGGATATAGTATTAACAGCTCTCTCCAACTTATCCAACATCTCTTTGGAAAGATCTTCGTATATTCCGAACTTTGATTCTAGGACAGCAAACTTATTACCGAATCCGAACATATCTGTTACCTGTTGAAATAGAGTATTGTATTACAATAAAAAGTAACAACTCCAGTCCATTTAATCACGTTATTCGTGAGTTTTAACATCTGATATGGCGAACATGGGGTTTGGTTTCGCATTTGGCATTCTTGCCAATAACTTATTATTATTTAGTTATTTTTCCAGTTTGCTCTAACACCTTTCAACCAAATATACCTATTCTTTTTTTTCTTTCTTACAGGAGGATCATCACCAGCTTGCGATGTCCCAGCTATATTCCCTGGGGCAAGACTATTAGTAGGAACTATCGCAGCGTCTTCTCTAAGATTCCTAAAATATCTTATTACTTTATCAATCTTGTCCATAGATCTTCTGAAGTTCTTTTAAACAAAATAAATCGACCTGAATATCATGAATATATGATTTTGGATAATCTGGAAGTTTATTCAAAAATAAAATGAAAGTTTTTACTTGGGTCCACATATCCTTATCTATTTTTAAAAATAGCATAGGAGTAGCAGCTTCTCCAAATACATTATAAAGAATGACGAAATGATTAATCAAAAGGTGAGTTCTTATCTCACCCGTTTTATGATATCTCTTTAGAAGTCTTTTAATGTACTTAAAATGATTAAGATCTTTATTAAAATCTTCTTTTGTTACGGCTTGAGGATTTTCGTAATTTTTAATGGCGAAGTATAAAAAGTTATCCTCATTCAGTTCATCAAATCTCATTATTTACTCTTTCATTTATCAGTTGCCTGGGAAGTAAGCATCGCCAGGAGCGTCAGTAGTTGTTAGGATTCCACCTGCAACTAGGACTTCGTTCTTAACTCTTAGATTATCGTGCATATCCATGTAAGTGGTGATGCCTACCCATCCACCATGTGTTACTGCATACGCTGTTGTTGCTGCTGCACCAACTTCAATCTCATCCACACCATATACACTAGAAGTGTAATCAGACTTAGCTTCAGGTGCCTGATAATGGGAGTCACCAACAGTATAGATTGGTTCCTGTGAAACAAAATAAGTTGCTCCAGCAGGTACGGTTGTTAAACCAGAAACAAATCCTGCTGTAGAAGCAATCGAAAGAGTGGTAGAGGTAACTCCGATTACCACTGCATAACCATATGTTGCCCCAGTCCCGACTGTAACAACATCACCTTCTGAAACAGCAGATGTAAAGGTGGTTGCACCTACTACACCGTCAATGACTCCCGTTTCAAGGTTGACGGAAACTGTTCCTTCATTATATACAAGATCTTTATTACCCCAGAGTGCCATTCTTTTTACCTATTAAAAAAGTTTAACTAAAAAATATTTATAAAAAGGAGAGTTTCCTCTCCTTCGTTGTATGTACTATTTATGATGCAGAATCTTCTGTTCTGAATAGTAATGATTCAACAACATCCACTGCTCTATCATCCAACTTATTGTCGGTAGAGGCAGCTAGATTTCTTAAGATTGAAACCAAATAGCGACGGACTTCTTCTTTTTCTAGAAGATTGCCGATTGTTCTTTTAGCAAGAGGGAGAAATAATGACCACATGATTTGTTTACCAAAAATCTACAGATTATATATGCAAGAATCAATCATATCTTGAAGTATGCTTAGCCATAGATTGCACTTCTTTCTTTTCTTTAGAAGTGTAACCACGCTTGACAATACGAGCAGTCGTTTTGTTGACTCTTCTGTTGTGAGTCTCTAAAGGAGTCTCTTTATCACCCCTCATCTTTTTCTCTTGGCGAGAACCTGGGAAGTTTTTAGCATGTGCCTTACCTTCAGGCGATTTAGAAATATCAAGTTTCCTACCAGTCTTTTCCTTATGCTTATCAAGAACTTTCTGGCGCTCTCTCATAGCAGCAAGAGATTTTGCTGCTGCCTTACCCTTTTCCTCTTTACCAGGTGCCGCAGGACCGCGACGAGCTTCAACTAGATCAGGATGCGGAGCATATAGAGGACCCTCATAGTTTCCAGAAAACTTCACTTCCTCTTTTGTTTCCTCTTTATCTTTCTTTACAGCATCTTGTCTTGCAGTGTTAATGTTTTTAACCCTTGCTCTTTCAATCTGCTGTCTTGTCATAGATGCTTTTCTTTGTAGCATCAGTTCTTGAGGACTTGGTTCAACTCCAGTATCAGCAGATTCAGTATTTAACTTAGCTGCGTCAGATTTTCCTTTGAACTGTGGGGCGGATGACTGACGGAAATCGTCAATCACCTCGCCCATTGATGCTTTTTTTAGGTCTATACCCTCATCTACACAGTTAGGTACTTCTCGACCATTTTTCATTTTAGTGCCTTTGGCAACTTTTCCAGGCCAACATTTAGAAGCACCTACATTTTTACGTGCTTGTTTAAGACCTTCATCAACAAGATTGGAATCATATTCTACTTCATCGGAAAAAACTTTCTTTGCGGTTTTTGCTGCTTTAGCAGTAGTTTTAACGCCAGAAGAGAATCCTTTACCAAACTCTTGAGCACCTTTAGCACCTACTTTTGCTGCCTTAGAAATGGTTTTACCAGTCTCTCTAGCAGCTGCCATTGCCTTCTTATGGCGCTCCATTCCTTTCAGAACTTCACCAGCAACTCTATCCAAAATACCTTTCTTCTTAGGTTGAGCACTCTTTGCTTTAGATACTACAGTGTTTCTCTTAGCAGCAGTTTTTGATTGACTCTGAAGTGCTGCCTTCATTCCTGAAGGTTTTGCTGCAGATGCTTTTGCTTCTGCATCTCTTCTTGCTGCTTTTTCCTTACGAAGACGCTTGATAGCAGAAGTTCTAGGACCTCCTTTGAGGGATCCTACAGACTTGCCAGTCTTAGTTACAGGAGCAACTTTAACTCCACCCGCTCTTGCTTCATTTAGTTCTTCGGTGAGCATGATTTCTTCACCAAGATCATAAACAAACTCAGCAAACTCATCAACACCAAGTTCTTCAATAAGGATTGCTACACCCTCTTCATTTAAACCTTCTTCAATAAAATACTCAGCAGCAATCTCACAAGATTCTTGATAGAACTCTTCAGACATTCTCTTTCTGACACTCTTAGCACCAGCAGCAACTGCTCCAGCACCAACCTCAACAGCGCGAGCACCAACTCTAACAGTTCCTTTGATTGCTTTCTTTAGACCAGAACCAACTCTGCTCAGTAAACTTCTATTCTTATCTGAAGTAGACGATGTTGGTGCAGATGTAGATGAATCTGAGGATGTAGATGAATCTGAGGATGTAGATGCAGATGAACCTGTTGAAGATGAAGATCCTTGAGATCCTCTTGCATATCCTTCTTTAGCTTTATCTCTTAGTCTTCTAGCTGCTCTAACAGTAGCACCAGAAGCATAACCAGCACCATAACTAGCAGCTTTTCCTGCTTTCTTTACACCAGATTTAATCTTTTCACCTGCAGTTTGAGCAGCACTTTTTACTGCTTTAAGTCTTGCATTTCTTCTAAGAGTTGCAGGATCTGGTCTAAAAGTCTTTGCTTTTGCTCTTAGTTGAGTTCTCTTTACATCCTTAGAACGTTTTCTTGCAGCAGTTTCAGCAACTCCTTCAGTTAAAACTTCTAGACTATAATCTACAGAAGATACAATAGACTCTACAATATAATCTAAATCATACCCCTCATCGAGTAGTTCTACAATAGATTCTTCAACGATGTCATAAATCACCTCATCGTCCATAAAGTAAATCTCTGCGTCAACAAAATCCTCAAAGATATTAGTTGGTTCAGGTGCATCAAACTCAACATCTTCTATAACTACACCATCAATAGAAGCAATAGAGTTCTCTAGAACTGGATTGATTTTAATAGTATTTGTCTGGTTCTTAGGCATTTCTTTAAACTTTTGTTCTTTGCCATCTTCTTCCAGAACTTCATTTAGTTCACTTCTCCAGTTAGAGAATGATTCTTTTCTAGTTTTAGGTCCACTAAATGTTCTCTTACCATCTGGTGTCGGAACAAACTCACCATACTCACCCTTATGCTTATCATTATGCTCTACATCACCATCAACATCAGTATCGATTCTTGCTACTGCTTTCTTTACAAGAGACTTTAGATCTCCAGAGGGAACTTCGATTTGCCCATGAACATTTCTTTCTTCCTTCACATTATCACATTCACACTTTTTCTTTCCGCATTCATCGCATACGGATTTGCCCATTGCTTTTTTAATGGCGTTATCCTTAACACCAGCATATTCATTAGTTTCATCTTCGACAGTGCCATCACCATCGTAATCTTTTGACTTCTTACCAGATTTTTTGGGGTACTTATGCTCTTGGTCTTCGCCAGCACCTTTTGCCTCAGCAATCTGCTCAAGATAAATCTTAGAGATATCGTTAAGATGTAATGTCATTAGTATAAGTGTTTACTTTTTTGCCTTATACTTATTTATAAAATTCCTAATGCTCTTCACATCTGCCATTTTCATAGTGTATTGAGTAAGTGAAGGAGTTCCAACTTCTCTCTCGCTAGCAACTACACCACATACATTAGTAAAATCTTTCTTCTCAACTACATCGGTAATCCATGATTTAAACATAAGATCATCTTCTGTTGCACAAATAAGATAGTTAGTTCCTCTACGAATAATTTTTCCCCTTAATCCAGTGTTTATATTTTCAACAATAGATCCAACCTTAAAAATATTTCCACCAATATAGTTTTCTCTTAATGCACTATAATGAACTTTTGGAGCAATCTTCCAAAGTTGATATTCTTCTTTTTGATTCTTGATGCCTATTCCAGACTGAACTGCTTTAAATACTTTTTCTACATCTTTATAACCTGCAGGAAGTCCAGATCTAAAAGCATTTAGATTATCTTCTGCAGCAGCTTGTCTCATCTTTGATGAGAGTTCTGTATCAGAATCTTTTTCTCCACCAGCAACTACTGTAATATCATTAAAGTTATATACACTTCCATTGTGCTTTTGTGCAAGACTTCTAAACTCTGATAATCTGTCTGCACCAACTACAATAGTAACTTCTCTATAACCTTCACTTTCAGATGCTTGCAATACATCAAAGATTGTAAGCATCTTTTCATCATTGACAATATTGTCTTCGAACTTAGGAAACATTTTTTTCATGAATCCAATCTTCGGATCTGGTTTGATTGGATTTCTTTCGTTATCTTGAATTCTAGATGGATATATTTTCAAATCTGAGTTGCCAGCAATATTTCTTGCTGAAGTAAATAGTTGCTGATGTTCTTTTGTTGGAGGATTAAATCTCCCAAATACTATTGTAAGTTTTGCTCCACCGTTCTCATCAGGTTCTGGAGAAGATGGTTCTGGATTTCTTTCAATCTTTGGTTTTTTATCTGCAGGATTAGGAACATCTCTTCCAGGTCTTTGACCTTTATTGTAGAATACTAAATCCCCACCTTCAGTTTTTGCAATAAACTCCCCAGTAGCATTATACCAGCCACCATGTCCATCCCCACGCAGTCCCATTTTTTGTGCTCTTTGGGACGCTAGAGATGCTTGTGCTTCGAATATAAAACTAGAGAACTTTTTCATCTTTGCCATCAATATATATGTATTTATTTCCTCAAAAACTTTGCATATTTTATGCTACGCATAGTCATTATTTCTTCATTTGAAACTTTATGAAAATATCCTGCCACTTCTGGCCAAGTATAGTTTCTTACATCAGCTCCATCAAGACCTACCCAATGAAAGTTTAGACCAACAACCCCCCAGTTATCAACGGCAAGAACAGCAACTAATGGATGCTGATCATATAGTTTTCTGGGGGTTTTTGCGTTGTATATAAAAGTATAGTAGTTTCCAACGTCTGGAGCAACATCAAAATCTTTAAGAACATCAATAATTTCAACCATAATATCTTCGGGATCACTAAGATATTCTATTCTTTCAAAAAGAGTATCCATCCTAGAAGGATTTTTACTCTTATATTTTTTCTGATCCCGAACTCTTTTTCTTGGCATCCGCCTTAATAATCAAAATTTTCCGCGTGCCTTATACTTTGCAGTATATCCCTTCTTACCAAACTCATGAACTGTTTTTTCAGGTGATCTACGGTCTACAGTAAAAGAAGAAGATTCTTTCTTTTTTTTAGGTTCCATAGATCTACCCATATACTCTACTGGTTTAGGAGTTTTTTTTTTACCTAGACCAAATAGTTCCTCAAGTCCATAGAGTTCAACAATCTGTTCAATATCCTCTGCAGTAACCTCATTTACCATCATCCAGTTTGCTTCATTAATATCATCAGCAAGATCTTCTGAGATTAGGAAGTCAGCTACAACATCAAACATATCGAAACTATTGTTTAGTTTCTCCATTCTCTTCTTACCTGCTTTTGCTGCTCTTGAGAGTGCAAAAGTAACTTGACTTGACTTTCTTAGATTGCCAGCATCAGTTCTTGAAGTTGCCCCTTTAGGAGGAAGTGCTCTACCTTTGCTTGAAGGTCCATCACCAGATCCACCTGAAGACTTAGAACGAATAGTTCCTGCTGCGCCTGCACCAGTAGATCCAGTTAAATCCTTTCTAGATACTTTCTTCTCTACTGCTTTAGGTGCTTTTGCTTTCCCCGTTACTGCCTTATGAAGGTTCTTCACAGCAGATTTTTTCATGTTTGCCTTTGCTCTTCTAGTAGATCTTTCAGCAGATCTATCTCTACCGTGCATTGCTTGTTTTGCTTTTTCAGCACCAAGACCAACTTTTTTTGCTGCTCTCTTTACACCTTTTTTAATAGAAGAAAGAACTCCTCTTGCAGCACTCTTGATCTTTTCTTTTCTTGCTTCTCTTCTGGCAGATTTTCTAGAAGCAACTCTTGCTTTAGCAGCTCTAAGTGATCCAGTTCCAGTAGTTACTTTACCAGCACCTGCTTCACCACCACGACCCATTGTGACTTTTGCTTCAGTTAAGAAAGTCTCTTCAAATATTTCTCCCAGTTCTTCTACCTCATAACCTTCATCAAGAAGATCATAGATAACTTCTTCTACGATTTCTTCAATCTCTTCATCATTAAAATCGTCTAAGAAAGCATAATCTTCTTCAAGATATTCTTCGCGTACTTCCTCATCATAGATAGCATTAAATGCTTCCATTAGTTCATTAAGACTTGCCGTGTCCATTTTGTTACAAGATACTTTTACATAAAAATATTTATAAAAAAAAGACCCTCAAAGAATCTCGGTTTTTTCTTCTGTTTTTTTATTGAATCCAAATGGACCAGCAAGTTTGTCTTCAAGTGCTTTCTTAAGAGCAACTCCTCCGACTGCTTCCATAACCTTCAGAATATCCTCAGGTTTTGCATCTTCTCCAAGTTCTTTGGCAACATACCAATACTTAGGAAAGAATTCTTCTCCTGCCTTTTCGTAATCTTCTAGTGTAAGTGTTTTCATTTTCCTACTCCATAATCAGGTGCGTTTTTCTTTTCAAGTTCTCGAATGTTTTCATGCATTCGTTCTAATGCTTCACGCATTTCTGGTGTTTCTTCCCACTCCCAAGTATCACCTTTGGAGTTCTTCTTTGATTTTTTACTCATTTGCATTCTTCTCCAGTGACGGCACACTCATGCTCAATCAGTTCTTCTTGTTCTTCAGACCTTTTAATCTGGTCCTCAGTCCACATCTTCATTCTTTTAAGAGAATCTAATCTCATACACCACTACACATCACCTTCCTTTCGGACTTCGGAATGTTTTACGGAAAATTCTCCACCAGGATAACGTGCTACTAGTTTTTCAACATTCATCTCCATAACTTCATCAAGAGAGATATTGAGACCAATACATGCTTGAGCAACATACCACATGATGTCACCTAGTTCGCGTTTGAGGTGGAAAAGGTTCTCTTCATTAACAGGTTTTCCTTGGAAAATAATCTTTTTGATAATCTCTGTAAACTCACCTGCTTCAGCAGACATTCCTACAGCAGCGGTAAGCAGTCGCTCGGTAGGAAAGTTTTCTTTTTCAAGTTCAAAGATTCTTGCAGCAAAGTCAGAGTAGTTTTTACTTTCTTTAGATGTTACTGCATCTACAAACTCCACATACTTTTTAGTATCAACTGTACTCAAAATCTAAATCCTCCAAATTTATTAAGTGATGCTGGTGGGTCATCATCATCGTCATCATAACCCTTACTCTTGCTATTGTCAAGAATATCTTTTTGTGCAGATTGTTCAACATCAAACAATCTCATTTTTGCTCGATCAATCCCAATCACAAATCTCTTATTGACTAAAGTATCATTATACCTATTCTTCAATTGCTTCACCATTATCTGTCCAATCTCTTCAAGTTCCTCAGTGCTAATAAGGGCAAACATAAAATCAGCAGTAGCAGGGAGACCAAAGGACTCAGAAGTGTCAGTAAGGTCAACATCAGAGCTACCAAAACCAGAGCGAGTGGTCTGGGTGGCAGATACGATAGGGACGTTTGCCTCAACAGCCAACCCTCGAAGCTCTTCAGCAATAGACTTGATATAAGAATATGAATTGACAGTGCTATTTCCGCGATAGCGGGAGGAAGCACATATATTAAGGTAATCAATGAAAATAACATCAGGTCTAAATGACTTCTTAAGTGCAAGTTCGCTAAGAAGTGACTTAAAGTGTTCAGCATGAGCAGATGCCGTAGGGTATTCTTTGATGATTAACTTACCTGAAGTCTTCTTTTCAATTTTACTCATCTTACTTTCAAACGTTGACTTAGGAAGTTCACTAATATCTTTAATATTTACATTTAAGAGATTTGCGTCAATCCTTTCAGCAATTCGTTCTTCCGCCATTTCCAACGTAATGTAGAGTACATTCCGTCCTGACAACAACAAGGAGCTAGCAACGTGGCACATGAATAAAGACTTGCCGACACCAGTACCAGCAAGCGCGACGTTGAGAGTCTTATTAGGCAAACCACCTTTTGTGATTTTGTTAAAATATTCGAGGTCAAATTCAATGCGATCCTCCCTTTTGCAATAATACTCAAATCTACCTTCAGCATCAAGAATATAATCGTGTCCGATATGGTTATCAAAACTTACTGCTAAAGCATCCGATAAAATGCCTGGAATAGCATCTCTATTTTTCTTCTCATCAGAATCATCTACAAGAGAAATAGATTCCGTTAGAGCAAGATAAATGGCACGATCTCTACACCACTTTTCAGTAGTGTGAATCAACCAATCATCATCTACTGGTATATAGTCAAGATTCTCAATGATCTTAACAAGCTTTCGATATTGCTCTTCTGTTATATCAGTTCTCTTTTCACATTCAATAACTACAATCTCTTTTGTTGGTTGTTGATTGTATTTAGTAATGAAATCAGAAATCTCTTGAAATACTTTAGCATTATCCCCATCTTCAAAATATTCTTTTTTGATAAAGGGTAGGACTTTCCTCACATATTCATTATTGTTCAATAGATTTTTCAGAACCAAAAACTCAACGTTATCCATTTAGTTGTAATGCAAATAAGAACTCATGATATATTTTGCTCCGCTAATCGGAGCAGAACCCTTGTGAGGGTACATCCATAATGGTGGGAACATCAACAGTCTACCACACTTTGCATTCACATGCCCAAAGTCAAAGACAGTTTCACCTCCGCCATCAACGTCATTCAAGTAAAAAAGAAAAGCAAGAAATCTTTTGGAGGTTTGATGATCAACTACATCAACATGCGTATCAAATAGTTGCTTTCCATTATTTTGATATCTTTTGATTCTAACTTCTTCATAAGAATATGATGTAGGAAAATAGTTTGGACCAACTCTGGTAAGATAGATATCTTTAAACTTTCGCAGTGCAAATAAAACATCATAGTATTCTTTGGAATGTCCACCACTATCATTGAATAACGTTATTTGATCAAAGTTGACTCCTGGTTGACTGATGTTTTCATGATTCGATTCATTTTCAAAAATCTTCATTAGATTATCACAAACTGATTTTTCTAACGCATCATCAAAAACATAGACTAAATCAGAAAGTTTAGCTTCCATAACTAAACTCCGATTTAGCAATCTCATCCAGTTTTTGCATTACTTCTGAAGTAAAATAAACTTCTGGTTCTTTGAGGATTTGTTTGGCATATACTTTTTTGCCATCCATTTCGTAACGTCCTGCGACGTTTTTCCAGAGACCGCCAATCTCACCGAGTTCAAGAAGACCATAATACTTATCAAGACCACGATGATCATAAAATAAACGAACAGTTACATCCTTGTTTTCCTTACTCAAACGTGACTTGATAGTTTTTGCTTTGATAAGGTTTCCAACAACTGATGTTCCCTCTTTTTCTTTTGACTTTGAGAGAAAAATGACTGAGGAAGATGCGTAAAATAATCCCGATCCTCCACCCATTTTCTTTGCTTCGTATAAAGACATTGAGTCGTAAACATGATTAGTTACAATGAAAGGTATCTTTGCTTGTCCCATTTTAAGAGTCAACATTCTAAAAGCACCTTTGATTAATTGTGCTTTTGTCATATCTTTAGTAGTTTTTTCTGCCAGAGTATCTTCAATCTCCTTGTTAGTTGAAAGATTACCTAAAGAGTCTAACACAAACATACAAGGTTTGCGTTCTTCTTCAGGTTTTTTCTGATACATATCAACTGCCCTGAGTGCCTTACTACGGAACTCTTCAATAGTCACTACATTAACAACGACAAGACGATTAAGGTCGATTTCACGACTCTCTAAGAGTGACTTAGTGATAGCTGCCTCAGTATCAAAATAAAGGCAATATGCATCGGGATTAGTATCCAAGAAGTTCTTGACCACTGCGAGTGAGAAAAAAGTTTTTCCCGTAGAACTTTCACCAGCAATTGCAGTGATTTTATTACCAGAAACACCCCCATGGATAGAGCCAGATACAAGAGCATTAAAGATGAACGAACCAGTGTCAACGTATGTTTCAGTTTCGTCAATGTCTGCTGCCAGTTTGGTAAAGTCATCTCCG